TACCAATACCTTAGTGAGAAGGATAGTGAGTTTTTGAAAAATAATAATTATACAAAAGAAGAAGTGATGTCTGGTTTTAAGCAATTACTTATGCAGTCAGGATATACTGATTTGCTATGTTTGGTCAAAGCTGAAGAGTAATATAGAAAATTCAAAGAGATAAGAGTGATTGGATGAAAGGAGAAATTGCATTATATTTTCTATTTTAGAAGCATCCAATCCAGTCCCCCCGCCACTTTTAGGCCATAGGTGTAGGAGTAGTCAAGAAATAACCAGCTCTCCTACACCTTTTTCGACCTCTAATCACTACTTATGGATCTGCGCAAGTGCTTCTTTCAGCTTGTCAAATCCGAACATTGCCGCATAAGCCACCATGAACGCGAGGACCACCGCGGCAAACACCATATACCACACAACAGCGATCCCCTTGATGGAACAATATGCAAAGAAAGCGCCGAGCGTCAGCACCAGCGAAACGATCATCGCCAGAGCATTCGTCGGCAGCTTGTCCCAGGTTACTTTTTTGAGTACCTGTACCACAATGTTCGTCAGCACCACCAGCACGCCAATGATGCTGATGATGACAGACCAGTTCAGTACACTCTCCATATTCTTTTCCTCCTGTTATCCCGCCCCGTCTTCGGGCGGAGTAGAGTTCCCCTTGTCAGGCCATGAGTTGTTCTTGCTCAGGTTTTCAAACAGCGCCTTGAGACCGTAGATCAGCACCACGCCGATGATCTCCTTGAGCGCGACCTGTGACAAGGCCTCTGCGATCTGCTCCCGTCCGAGCAATGCAAGGATATAGCTGCACCATACCCATGCAAGTCCGTTGAGAATGCAGACCCACACGATAATCTTCATCGTGGTGACCTTGAACCCTGCTTTGGAAGAAGACGGGGGGTCCTTTTCAGGAACACCCCCATCCCCCTCCAAAATATCAGTGAACGGTTCTGCTTCTTTGCAGGCTTTCATTTTCTCGGAAAGGCCGATGCCCCACCTGCTCACAGCTCCGCCACCTCCTTCTTATCCTCGTCCTGAAGGAAGTCTCGTTTCTTCAGCCGGACCTTATACACCTCTCGAATGTTCTCAATGGCAATTTCCGCGCGGCTGTTTGGATACTCAGGGTTCTTTTCGCAATAATGCTCGTACTTGTCGATATACCCAAGTACCTCTACGAATTCTTCCTTCGTATGACGGATCGGACGAAGCAGCTCATTGTTAAAGCGGAGTATCGCTGCCCGCCAGTCATCGGCCCGGCCTTGATCATCCGTTTTGATATGTGAGTCCAGCTTTTTCTCGATCTCGTCGAGGCGCTTTGAAATGTCAGCATTGATCGCCTTGCCAATGGCTTTGGCGAGTGCTGACCAGGGGTTGATTTTGACGGGGGCGATTTGCACCAGGGTCATAAGGATCAGGAGCAGACCGCCCCCGCCGGCTAAAATCTCTTGAATAGTCACATCTCAATCCTCCGGTGCGTTCATTCTGCCTTGAGCATGGCGATGAGCTCCTGATACTCGCTTTCGGTCAGCTTGCCGGCTGCGAAGAAAATGTCGATCTTTTCCTCAAGGCCGTTGGTCTGGCCGCGCTCGATCATGCGCTTCAGAGTGCGATACAGCATAGTCGTTTTCCTCCTTTCTCAATTATTCCGAGAGACCCAGCTCAAGCAGGGTCAGTCGGTATTCGTGATCCACGCTCATCGCGTCCGTATCCTGGACGATGGAGTCTGTGTTTTTCTGAGCGCGGAACAACGCATAGTTACTGCGGTCGACCTCATTGTCCTTACCCTTTGCAAGGTAGGTGTCGTAGTTCTCCCGCACGCTGGCAGCAAGTCCGGGCCAACTCTCGACCTCAACGCAGTATTCGTCATACTGGAACCCGTCAAGGCCTTCCTTGTCCTCGGCATCCTTAGCGATCTTGCACGCCTCCACATTCTGGTAGAGACGGACAAGACTTCGTTTGGTACCGGGGATCTCTTCCACAGTAAAGCTGCCGGGGTTGACCATTCCCTGTACTTTCATGAAAATCACTCCTTTTTATGCCGCCTGGTATGGCGGATATAATGCCTGAAGTCTTCTGCACTCCTTTCGGACGACTTTCTTCAGTGCAAACATCGTCTTGGGCTGATAATGCCTGTCCAAAACCTGCTGATGATTGCATTTGCGAAGCTGTCCGAGCCGTGAGATCAGTCCCGAAGCCCTCTTGAATGAGATGACGCGGTTCCTGTCTCGCCGGTAGTAGTAAAGATGAAGCGATTGCTTGAGCCGGAATAGATTATGCTTTCGCAAGATCGTGTAACCGTGTCCGAATCGGTATCCAAGAGCCGATGGTAAGCGCGGGCGGCGGTGCCGTTGCTTTTTCTTCGGCAAAGCCTGATGTGCTCTCTCGACTTTTGGCGTAAACCCGACGCGGAAGATCTGCCAGTTACCTTTGATCTTCATTCCGATCTCGGCAAGCCACTTCTTGATATCCTCCAGCAGCCTCCTCAGCTTTCGCTTGTTGGAACCGAAGATCGTGAAGTTGTCCATCTGCCGCAGATAGTGCGATACGCCATACTGCTTTTGATGGATCATCAGGTCTAAGGGCTGGAGTGTCAAATGGAGAAACCATGCGGAGAAGAATGCGCCGATGAGAACTCCGTATTCCATAATGGCGTCGCACAGCCAGAGCGTTTCGGTGTCCTTGAACACCCGCTTCAAGGCTTCGATGACATACGGCGGATCAAGCTCCTCAAAGCAGTGGTAGATGTCGCACTCGCAGCAATACTTTGTGCCCTCCACATCGTTCTTCATCCACTTCTTCAATGCCTTGACGCCGTAGGAGTTCCCTCGGCCGGGGACGCTTGCGATGCAGTACCGGTCCATGCTCCGCATAATGTGCGGGATCATCGGCTGCACAACAGCGTGGTGAACATATTGGTCTGGCCACAGAAGCGGCTCGTTGATGTCTCTCCATTTGCCCTTGCCGCTGTCCGCGTTGCGGTCCCAGCGCCGTCGCTTGAGGGGAGGGTGCATGTGCTCGTCTCCGTCGACCAGACCTTGGATGAATGCTCGGAGCTTCTCCACATATTCATCCATATTATTTTCGATCTCAATGACCTTTTTGTTCAGGCTGTGATTGCCGTTTCGCCGATGGCCGGCGTTCACTTCCCGAATTGCCAGACGAAGGTTTTCGTCCGATATGATCTCTTTGTAAACTCGAACTCGTTTCATCAGGGATGTTTTTCCTCCTTGTAGCCTCACAACCGTTCCAGCGCCGCGGGGTGTTCCAAGGCGAGACCTGGCCCGAAGTGTACTAAGCTGTGTCCTGTCGGCTTTTCTTCAGCAAGTGCTGTGCGGTCAACCGTGCGATATAGAAAGGGTGAGGAACCCCTACTACCAAATGGAGGGTTAGCCTGTGGCTTAGCAAGGATGCGACAGCCGATGTTGTCGTTCGAGTTCGACGTTCTGTTGTAGTTGACGTAGAACGGACCGTGATTCTGGTTCTGGTTATAGTTACCGCCATGGTACAGGCACGGGTTACTACCGTTGAAGTTCCAGTTATCCGGGACCATCGTCTGCTGCACAGTTGACCCCAAATGTAAAATTATTGTTTTCTTAAAAATATCAGTGAAATGCAAGGGGAAGGGGCTGCGGCCCCCTCACCCCTGCACCCCTACCTCTTCAGGGGAACAGTCACGCCGCCTTTGGCGGGCGTTCCTGGAGGCGACAGCCGACGTTGCCGTACGAGCCCGACGTACTGCTGCAGTAGACGCAGAACGGACCGCGATTCTGGTTCTGGTTATAGTAACCGCCATGGTACAGGCACGGGTTACTACCGTTGAAGTTCCAGTAATCCGGGACATAGGTCGTTTGACTGCCGTTTGCCGCGCTCGGGAACAGTGCCCATTCAAGACCGCTTGCTGTCGGAATGGTGAAGTCGGACGGATAGCCCGAAGAGGGTGTGCCGACCAGCGTGCCATTCGCGCTGTCGCTGAAGTTGTTGGGATTGCTGATGACATTCAGGCCGTTATTGTTGTAATAGCAGCCGTCCATCCAGTCATAAACATTGTCCCACCAGCCTTCGATGTTGCGATACTGCGTAAAGCCGTAGCTGTCGCGGCTTGCCGCGGTCGTACCGGTGTGGTAACCCATC